ATTAAAATAGAGATTCAAATACAAATGAATAAATAATTATTGAATTTTTCTGATTGCTTTGACATAATTTGGGTTTACAGGACTCATATCTTTCTTTCTACTCATCGCTATTTGACAATTCATATAAATCCAATCTCTTAATTTCAATGTATTTTTATGAGCTATGTTCAAATAAAAAACACCAGTTTTATGTTTATTTAATTTTACATCTGACATGTTTATTTCTTGTATTAATATAGTTTTAATTTTTTCTAAGATAGATTTTGTACCTACTATACTTGCACATAAAACATTTCTCTTATAATAAAAAGATCCATCTCCGTCTATAAATCCTCTAATAAAATGTCTATCTAATTCTTTGTTTATCTTAGGATAACATAAATTAGAAGTTTTTTTAGGACCTATACCTATTCTTTCCAAGTCTTCTTTTGTTTTTGCACTAGTAAATTGCATATAAACCATAGTCTTTCTTTTATAATCTACTCTCTTGTCTTCGTGTACACCTATAGTACCTGTAGAGCTAAGTTCTTTTTTAAACTCTTCTAGTAATTCTAAACCGTCTTCTTTGTTTAAACCCAGACTTATAGTATTTCTTTTCTCAGAAACATTACCGTCTGCAGCTATTAGACCTAAGAAATAAGCTTGTTTCTCTGTAGTTATGTTTTCAAAATAATTTTCATTAAATAATCTATGTTGGTCTGCATTAGAATATTTGATTAAATTTCTTCTTTTCAACAAAAAATAACAAGACCCGGGATATACGTCATATTTTTCATCTAATAATCTCGGTAGTTTTATTTGACCTGAGACATACAAGGAAATCATTTCTTCTTTTTGTTCGGCAGTTAATCTTTTCATAAGAACAAATATAAGCGTTACTTTCCATATTATTTTACTTTTCGTATAGATTTTACATAATCTTTGCTTTCGGCATATCGGCCATCAATATTACGGAGATAATTATCTTGAATGTGGATGTAACAATTGATGGCATCCTTCCATGTTTTATATTTAGCGTACACGCCATGTTTACCATCTACATACTTACACTTGTGGTAAGTGATGCCGAATGGGTTGCGGGCCTTACGAGCTACATGACTCTTGCAGAACCCACTCTCTACCTTAGCCTGTGCGATGCAGATATTGGGCAGGACGGCTCCTTGCTGTACTAAGTACTTGACCCACGCCTCCTCATTGATTGGAAGATCGTCTTCTGGTACTGAGACCCAATGCTTATAAATAATTCTGATATCTTCCTTTTTCTGAGCGAGAAAGAAGATTGAGATAACGAGTGTGGCGAAAATAAAGATGAGAGTTGCATACTTCCACTTCTCATTAACCACCTGTACATTCATGTCTTGATCTATTTTAATTTTCATATGATTAAATTATTGTTCTTTTCAAATTTCCATGTGTTCACTGCTGATTTCCAGTTCTTCATCTTATTCTTGCCGATCATCCATCCCTTACTCTCGTAGAAGTTGTGCCATTTCTCAGCGTTTCCCTTTGGGTCTCGGACCTTTATACTTTTAAGATACAGCTCGACCTCCTCAATAGTAGGCGGTTCAAATAGGGCTGTTCGTTTAAGCAGGAGAGCAATCTCTGGTTCCTTAACTTTCCATGCCGGCCCGTGTATCCGTTCAAGCAGGTGCTCAAATACTATTTTGACATTTTTCTCCATACATTTTGATTATTGATTCAACTAATTTCTTCTCATATGTAAACCCCGGTGCACCATCCATCCACGTTCCTACAGTCTTAAGGGAGTGTATAATCGTAGAGTGATCTCGCATCCCCTGGATGATACCAATATCCTTCAATGTAATATTGGTGTACTCCTTCAAGCAGTACGCTGTTATCTGTCTCAGAGTAACGTGAGGTGTTGTTCTCTTCTTAGTGGCCATATACAAGTGGGGTGGTATACCTGTGATCTCCTCGATTGTTTCTAGTATAGATTCTAGTGATTGTCTATTCTGCTTGGTTAATAAGAGAGTAGATGGGATTACTACACACTTTGCTGATTGTGATGGCGTAGAACTTGCCTCCTTTATTTCCTTGTCGTTTTCCATTGATATCCTTTGCTATTTTGTTGTAACTAATTCCTTGTGCTCTGAGACCCATTATATATTGGACGGTCTCCATATCCTCCTTAACTACAATTAACTTTCCATCCTGATTACGAAAACCTAGGGGAGCATTAGCGCAGTATGTTTTTAAGTTCTTTTTTAGATTGGCCTTAACTGAGCGTGTATGATCACCAGTAACATCCGATTGATACTCGGCAAAGACGGCCATCAGATTACGCATAGCCTTCCCAGATGACCCGCTCATCTCTGGCTCCTCGATAGAAAAGAATTTAACCTTCCTCTGTTCGAGTTCCGCCATGTGCACAATATTATCTTTAAGATTACGGGCGAAACGTGTCGAGTGCCATACGATAACAGCATCCACACCCCCCTTTCTTAGTCGACTAAACATGGCCTGGAAGCCCGGTCTCTTGGTATTTTTTCCACTATAACCCGCATCCTCATAAATATTTTCCAGAGAGAACCCTTTTGATTGGGCGTAATCTTGGATGCGTGCTATCTGATTATCCAAGGAAGTCCCCTTATCTGCTTGCATATCTGTCGATACACGAATGTAACCTACCGCTTTTTTGTACATGACATTATCCTTTCTAAGACCTTGTTTATTTCTAAATGGTGTTCTTCTGCATATGCATTGAGTAATCTATCGATCACGGGGTGAACAGCAACTGTTATCATGACCCTGTTTATATCTGTTTGTGCTTGCTTATAGTTCCTCATGTGTATTTGTATTTGGAACTCAAAAGCGTCTAGGGCTTCCCTCTCGCTACCGAAACGGTCAACCAGCTTTTGGTATTTCTTTTGACTTACAAAGAAGTCTTTATAAACAAGGTCTTCGGTCTCAGATATAAATTGTCTCATCTTCTACTAAATCAAAATAGCAGTCATACCCAAACTCCGTTGCGAGTCCCTGAGCCTCATCCTCATCATCTGTATTAACAAACCCTTCTATAGTAATGAAGGACTCAAGAGCATGAATCCATACCCAGATCTTATCCTTAAACTCCTCCTGCTCGTAAGCATTCATATAATCAAGGATACCATCTGTGATGAACTGCTCTATGTCAACCCCGTCTATCTCATTACGGATCTCCATAGGTAGTGTAACAGCGTACTGCTCCAATCGTTTGGTCTTGTCGAATAGGGGAGCTCTATACTCCCCATTATTAATTATCTGTTCAATCATATATCAATCGAGTTAAGGTGTGTTGAGATAATATGTCCAATAAAATCAATGATTTGATCCTCATTCTCCACGAGGGCATCATCCAGTGTACGCATACACCATTCTTCTGTTACTACAGCCCCATCGGGCAATTTCATCATTATATCTTCTGCTGTCCACATAAGGCATAATGGGAGGGCAATCTGATGCTCCTCTCTCAATTTGGTGATATAATATCCTAAGTCCATAATGTTTGTTTAGTGTTAGTTCTGTGTGCAAATATAGTATAAATAGGTAATAATCAAAATAATTTATCAATCTTTGTATACTCCAATGACCCCGGGATTTATCCACTGTGCGAAGTAGCCATTCTTCTCAAGGAAGGCATTGAACTCTGTGCTTACACCTAGATCGTAGTATGTGTAGTCCTCAGTCCAGTAATTGAACATATCGTATCCTCGTGAGTCCATGACTGGTTCCTCAGCTGAGATGGCGAAACAATCTGGAGAATTCTCAGTCCATCCATTGCCATCGGCAAAGATTAAAATATTGGGATACTTCTTTTGTAATGCTTTTATGAGAGTTTGTTTGTTCATAGTTCTATTAGATAAGGTTCTGGGATATATTGAATATGGAATTGTGGCAATGCGGTTTGTAAGGCTTTGACGTAATCGTCATGGTCATACCACGCATCGTTTACTCTCTCGTCAGTTATCATAGGAGTAAGTACACGTTCGATTGCATCTGCCGGGGCATCAGAGATAAGGAGTAGATCTTCTTCATCATAAGAGTTGACCTTAATTTGGAATACTTCTAAGTTTTTCATAGTTTATTGTTCGGTTAGATTAAAGATTATTTTAGACATATTTTTTGGCTTGGTATTACTAACAGATATTACATCTCTAGCCCAAGAACCAATTAAATCATTATGTTCTGTGCGATAGTCTCCACCCCCTCTACCATTACCTTCACAAGTCATAAGAGGCAAAGGATGAATTTTCCACCCATCAACTTCTGGTATTTCTTTTTTGTCTATGAATAAACCTTTTGAGTGATTAACAACATAACGATAGAAGTTTTCTTTGACCCATGGGCGAACCTTAGTCGAGTCCAAGCATCGATCGTGTACATTGGTCTTGCGTCTTTTACATTGATCAGCATAATCACCAGCCCATACGACTCTTTGGGGTGTCTCATCTAATAGAGTTTCAAAGGTTAATACGAATGGATTTTTAATCCAAGAGTGTTCCATTAGTTTTAATCCACTAGCATAATCGTGTGAATACATCCAATGTTTAATTGTTGTTTTGTTGTCATTCAAGATGACTGCATAATAATATTGTCCCATAGTTATTTTTATTTAGTTTCTGAGGTTAAACTGTTTTCGTGCATTCTTTCTGATACATAAGCTGACATAAGTTCGTATATCTCTGATACAATTGAATCGCCATAAGCATCGAAGAATTCATCTAGCAATTGTTTGCATCGAGCATCGGTGAGTTTTACATTTTGCTCGGGTGCTAATTTCCATTCGATGGCGTTTCTCATATCTTGTTGTGACCAGATAAGGCAATCGTCTGAGGCATGACCTGTCTCTGACATTAGTGTTTTAAATTCTGTAGTTATCATATGTTTTTAGATTTGTTAAAGGCTTCAATTAATTCTTGTTTTTGGGTCTCAGATAATAAGGCGATAAACTCCTCATCCATGTCATCAATAGATTCCCAAGATGAATCGTCTTCAATATCTGCTATGAGAGTA